GAATGGTGCGATACAGACCTTTTTTAAAATACAATGTTACAAAGTATAAAGTGGCATTAAGAAAGAAACTAAAGGAGTTATAATGGCAGATTTGATAAAACCTACTAAAGACAATGTTTAGAATAATAGGAATTATCTTTGTTGTTTATCTTGTTGCTTGCATGATGCCACTTGTTTTTGTTATGTGTGCATCTGCTCAATAAATATGGTAAAACGCTTGACAAAGGAATGAAAGTAGTGTATAATAGTATTATATGCACAAGAAACTATGCATATATTTTGTTATAAATATAAAGGTGCGATATATACAGCACACAACGATACAATAATAATACAAATACAATAATACAGGAGAAATACAAATGGCAACAAGCCTATCAGCGTTAAAACGCTCAAACACCTTAGACACCCTAATGGGTGAACTACAAAAGGTTGCAGAACCCCAAAGACAAACAAACTCATATCAAGATGATAGATTCTGGAAACCAGAACTAGATAAGTCTGGTAATGGGTATGCTGTTTTTCGTTTCTTACCAGCAGTTCAAGATGAAGATTTGCCTTGGGCAAGACTATGGTCACATGCGTTTCAAGGACCAGGTGGTTGGTTTATTGAGAATAGTTTAACTACTCTTAATCAGAAATGTCCTATTAGTGAATCTAATAGTTTACTATGGAACTCTGGCGTTGAAGCCGATAAAGAAATTGCACGAAAGAGAAAGCGTAAACTTTCTTATACTGCAAACATTATGATTGTTAGTGACCCTAAACATCCTGAAAACGAAGGTCAAGTTAAGTTATATAAGTTCGGTAAGAAAATCTTTGATAAGATTACCGAAGCGATGAAACCTGAGTTTGAAGATGAATCTCCAATTAACCCATTTGATTTTTGGGAAGGTGCAAACTTTAAATTGAAAATCAGAAAAGTTGATGGATATTGGAATTACGACAAAAGTGAATTTGATAGTCCGTCTGCAATCGCAGATAATGATGAGGCTATAGAAGGAATATGGAATAAACAATTTCCATTAAAACCATTTCTTGCTGCAGAAAACTTTAAATCATATGATGAATTAAAAGCAAAACTTGATAAAGTTCTATCTGGCGTAAGGAATACCGGTACTGCCGAAGATGTTGCAATCCCACCTGTAACTCGTACAGTTGCACCGGTTGTAGAAGAAACAGTAAGTTCCCCGACTCCTAGTCCGGCGACTACCGCTGATGATGATTCAGACGAAACTTTGAGTTATTTCAGTAAGTTAGCGGAAGAGGAAGACTAAACTCTCCATCTGTTTTTACTATTAAAGGGTTAGAATCTTGTGTTCTAACCCTTTTTTTGTCTAAATATAAACACTTATGATGAATGAAGTTTGAGATATCAAAAACAACATAACATAAAAGGAGAAAAATTTATGTGGAAAAATATAACGGATACAATAGGTAATATTACAACGGTCGCTGTACAACTAATTGGTTTATCAGTAGCACTAGAAGTAGTCTTTGGTGCAAATGTACCATTTCTATCACTAGGTGTTATTAGTAACATCTCTAGTATAGTTGCTTCTTTGGGTAGTGAAGGTCTAGTTGGACTAGTTACGATTGCAATTTTGTGGTCACTTTGGTCTAACAAGTCGTAATCATTTTATAATCAGAAAGGGGGCTTCGGTCCCCTTTTTTTGTGTCTGGAATTGTTATAAATAGTAGTATGAAAACATTATTAAACCTATTGATATTCGTATTAATGGTTATGAGCAATATAACCATGGCGAGTAGTTTGACTTTCGATTTCAATAACCCTGCATTTAGTGGCATTGGTTATTCAAGTCATGTGTTGTCAATCGAGCAACTGCAATATCAAAGAGAACAATCAAACGCAGACGATAAGACATCCGCAGAGGCAAAGGCTGAACGAGATGCTAAAAACACAACTCTTGCTAAGTTTGTAACGAATGTTGAAAGTCGTATATTTGCAAACTTATCTAAACAGATGGTCGACAATATGTTCGGCACGAATTGTACTGAAGATACTACAACAACTGAATTGGAATGTCCATTAAGTGGTACAGCAACATTACCTGATGGTTCAACTGTTGCGTGGGCGAAGGATGAAACAGCAGAAACAATTACATTAACTGTTACTAATTCAGACGGCACGATAACTCAATTAATAGTACCAGTTGGGGACTTTAAATTCTAATGGAATACTTCGCACCAATTTTATTATCGTTACTTCTAGCATCATGTGGTGCTCAGAACATAAAGTCAATAGAAGGAGAAATGCCCTTTACACAAGGAACGCCAACAAAAGAATTATTACACGAAATGCCTCCACCAATCGGTATGCCGACAGACGGAGATGGTAACCCAGTAAAGATTACAGTTGCAGTTTATAAGTTTCCTGATGTTACAGGACAAAGAAAACAAGTCGGACTATCGACAGCAGTTTCACAAGGTGCAGATGTTTGGGTGATACAAGCACTCATGGCAGCTTCACACGGACAATGGTTTACAGTTGTTGAAAGGGCGAGTTTAGATAACTTAGTCAAAGAACGACAACTCATAAGAAGCACAAGAGAACTATATGATGGTGCTGATGGTGTTTCTGCATTACAACCTATGTTATTTGCTGGTCTAATATTAGAGGGCGGTATTGTTGGTTATGATACAAACACAACAAGTGGTGGTGCTGGGGCGAGATTTCTTGGTCTAGGTGCAAACGAGCAATATAGAACCGACCAAGTAACAGTTTCATTAAGATTGGTTGGAGTACAGACAGGAGAGATTTTACTAACTGTTTCTGCAACGAAAACAATTGCTAGTACAAGTAATGGTGCTGATGTATTTAGATTTTTAGATTTGGGAACCAGAGCATTAGAGATAGAGTCTGGTAATGCAGCAAACGAACCAGTAAACTATGCGATTCGTACTGCAATTGAGTATGGTGTTCTGCAAATGCTTTATGAAGGTAAAGATTTGGGTCTATGGGAATGGGCAGAAGCTGAGTTTGCAGACGACAAAGACATAAATATAGCTCAAAGTAATGATATTGTTATGAAATCAAATTCAAAACATCCGATTTCGGAGAAACAAGGAGAGTAATCTTGAGATTTACAACTTTCTTTATTATGTTTCTGATGAGTCTGTCGTCAATGGCAGCAAATAAAATATATGTAACACAAGCAGGTGCTTCATTAGTATTTGATGTACTACAAGATGGCGACGGAAACCAAGTCGGCAATAGTACAACAGCATCTACGGTTTCTGGTTCAGCGTCAAACTTTAATATTGACCAAGTGGGCAACAGTAACCTATTAACATTTGATATTGATGGCGATAGTTTCACAGGTACTTTTAGTACGACTGGTAACAGTAATAATATTGATTTCAATTGTGATAGTGGTTCAAGTACCGATGGTTGTGATAGTGTTACAGCGTCAATCACTTTTGTGGGCAACTCTGCTGATGTTGATATTGATATTGGTAATACCGCTTCGGCTGATGGCTCTGCGGTCACCGTAACAGGCGCTTCAGGTACAGACAGTACTGTTGTTGCCGCTACAATTGATGGCACAAGTGCAATCGTAACATTAACACTTAATGGCGACACGAATAATTACTTAATCGATATTGATGGTAATGGAGATGTCAACGGGCATACTTTACTAATGACACAGACGGGAATCACCGCTGATGTTGATGTTGTTCAGTCCGGTTCGTATGATAATATAGCGACAGTAACGACAACAGGCGATTCACAGAACTTAGATATTAATCAGACTGCTGGTGGCACAATTACTTTAGTATCAACTGGAAGTACATCAGGCGCTGTTAAGACAATTAATATCAGTCAGACTGGCCATGCAACATTTGTAACCGCAGGTGATGGTTTAAATGGTGCTGGTGGTAGTTTTGTTGTAACACAAACAGCATCTGGTGGTAGTATTTCTTTAGACCAAAATGGTGCAAGTGCAAATATTAACATTAATCAAACTGCTGCTGCAACTGCAACACTTGACCTAGATGGTGCGAGTGGTACTTATGATATCGACCAACTTAATGCAAGTACTCTAACACTCACACAAGATGGTGCAGATGCAAACTATGTTATATCACAAACTGGTGGAAGTGGTGATACTGTGGTTATAACGCAAAACGGTGCAACTGCGGATGTGGATATAATTCAACGAGATTAATGTGCGACTCTTTTTTATATTATGGTTTCTAACATTTTCATCATTCGCTAATATTATTGGCGATGTTATCTTACACGAAGGTAACGCTGTTATTGAAAGAACAGGTGGTGAAGATGTTGATTCCGAACTCGACTTAGACATATTTTCATATGACACAATTAAGACAGGTAATGGTAATGTTGCGATTGGGTTTATTGACGAAACGAGAGTTGATGTAACAAAACACTCTAAGTTAATCATTGATGAGTTTGTCTATGACCCAAATACAAAGACAGGTTCACTATCACTTAAATCTGTTCTCGGCACAGTAAGATATGCTTCTGGTCAGATTGCAAAGACAAACCCAACAAGTGTACAGATAAAGACACCGACTGCTACGATTGGTGTTCGTGGTACAGATTTCACAATGACAGTAGATGAGATAGGTAGTTCTACTATTATTCTATTGCCATCCTGTGATACAAATGGTAATTGTTTTGTGGGCGAAATATCAGTTGAGTCAGATGCCGGTATGGTTATTCTCAATCAGGCATTTCAGGCAACTGTTGTTGATACGATTTCATCAAGACCATTGAAACCA